TACTTCCAAAGCAAAATGATGGACTGGCAAGGTGTTTTGCGCCGGGTGCGGCACGACTTGGAGATATTCCTAGATGCAGAAGACTGAAAACACCGACCTGCTTGTTAGCCTTCACAACGACCCGGTGTTGTTCGTTGAAAGCATACTGAAGGTGACACCCCAGCCGTGGCAAGCCGAAGCATTAAGGGCAGTGGCTAACAATGACAGGGTTAGCATTGCATCTGGCCACGGTGTCGGTAAGACTGCCTTTCAAAGCTGGCTCGTGTTGTGGTGGCTGATAACGCATTATCCGTGCAAAGTTGCTGTCACGGCAAACACGGCGCATCAGTTGAGTGATGTGTTGTGGACAGAGATAGATAAGTGGGCGCGGCAGTTGCCCGAAGGTTTCAAGCAGTTGCTAGAGTTCAAGAGCGACAAGATTAGCTTGAAAGGCGCGTCAGATAGTTTTGCCGTTGCAAGAACCAGTAGACGCGAGAATCCAGAAGCCTTACAAGGTTTTCACTCAGAAAATATGTTGTTTTTATGCGAAGAAGCGTCAGGTATTCCTGACGTTGTGTTCCAAGTCGGTGAGGGCGCAATGTCAACACCGGGCGCGAAGACTGTGATGTGCGGAAACCCAACACGTTCTGAGGGTTTTTTCTATGAGAGCCATCATAGCCAGCGTCACCGTTGGCATACGATGACTGTCAGTTGTCACGATGCCACGACTGTTTCAGAGCAGTTCTTGGAAAGCATGAAAGAGAAATACGGTGAAGAGAGTAACGTATACCGGGTTCGTGTGCTGGGTCAGTTCCCTACACAGTCAGATGATGTCTTATTACCGCTACATCTTGTGGAAGAGGCGACTAAGAGAGATGTTGAATCGTCACCCACGGCACCTGTAAGTTGGGGCGTGGACGTTGCCAGATTTGGCGGCGATAGAAGCGCCATAGCCAAGCGTCAGGGCAATGTGCTGTTAGAGCCGATTAAGACGTATCAGGGGCGCGATTTGATGGAAATGGCGGGTATTGTGCTGTCAGAGTACGAGGCTTGCACCTACAGGTTACGCCCTCAAAGCATATTTATTGACGCTATTGGCATTGGTGCTGGATTGGCTGACAGGTTGCGTGAGTTGGATTTACCAGCCGTTGCAATTTCGGTATCAGAGACGGCCAGCTTGAAGGACAGGTTCAACAGGCTTAGAGATGAGTTGTTTTGGAACGCTCGTGAGTGGTTTGAGGCAAGGGATTGCAAGATACCGAATGACGCGGCGTTGATACAAGAAATCACTGGCATTAGGTACAAGTATCTGTCTAATGGTAAGTTGAAAGTTGAGAGCAAGGATGAGATGAAGCGGCGCGGTCAGCGAAGCCCTGACGTAGCTGATGCGTTTGTTCTTAGCTTTGCAGAAAGCGGTGCCATTGCTGGCGGCTATTCGAGAGGCTATAGTAGCAAGCGTAGTCTGAAACCAAACACAGGATGGGTAGTATGACTGACAACATTATCAAGTTTCCGATGCGGAATCTGGACATTGAGGTAGAACTTGATGAGACTGAGGAAGAATACTACGAGATGGTGGAGGCCATTGTAGTGATGATGGATATGCACGCTACTGGACTTATCGTTACTTCTGACGCAAAATGGCAACACGTTATGGATGGCGCAATGTCAATCGCGGTTAGTGCTGGTCTCAGAGCCGGAATGTCCACAGAAGAAATTGAAGCGGCTTTTGAGAGCGTAAAAGTTACAGAGGTAAAATACGATGCCTAAAGACCCACGGTTAGAACGTGCTGGTGTGTCCGGCTATAACAAGCCAAAGCGCACACCAAATCATCCGAAGAAAAGCCACGTTGTCGTGGCTAAAGAAGGCAATCAGGTAAAGACAATTCGTTTTGGTCAGCAAGGGGTGTCTGGTGCTGGCAAAAATCCACAAACCGCGTCTGAGAAGGCACGGCGTAAATCGTTCAAAGCTAGACACGCTCAGAATATATCTAAAGGGAAAATGTCAGCCGCTTATTGGGCAGACAAAGTGAAATGGTGATTTTATGAGGCCACAAGCCTACAGCGTGGTGAGTACCGACCACGGCTCTATGATTGTAAATCGGTTCGACTACAAGATGATTGATGACCAGCACGGCTACGGTGTTGGTTTTCAGTTGCTGAATACAGGCCAGTACGACATGACTGAAGTCGGACTGTGTAAGTTCCTGTTGCAAGCCTGTCTCAATGACAATGGCCCCGGCGTGGTGGCTATTGATTGCGGCGCTAACATCGGTGTGCATACCATTGAGTGGGGCAAGATGCTGCACAATCAAGGCACTGTCGTTGCATTTGAGCCGCAAGAGAGCGTGTATTATGCACTTTGTGGCAACATTGCGATAAATAATTGCTTTAATGTCACAGCTTACAATTCGGCAGTTGGCGATAAAAACGACATTATCGACATTCCAAAGCCAAATTATTTTCAGCCCGGCACCTTTGGCTCTATGGAAATCAAGCAACACGCCAAGAGCGAAAACATCGGCCAAGACCTCAATGCAATAGCACAGGTAGAGCAAATTATGCTTGATAAGTTACAAGTGCAACGTGTTGATTTTATTAAGATTGATGTAGAAGGTATGGAATTTGAGGCGCTTGACGGTGCAGCAAAAACCATACAGAAACACAAGCCTATTATGCTGATTGAGATTATCAAGATTAACAAAGAGCAAATGGAAAACCGCTTGTCATCTATGGGCTATGAATATTATCCGTTTGGTGGCAACTTCCTAGCGGTGCATAAATCTGCTAAGATAGCCAGCAGAATCAGCCTAGAAGATGGAAATTTGAGGATTGAGTAATGGCATCCAAGTATAAAAAACAGCGCGTAACGCCGACAGACACTAGCTTTTATGGGACATATGTGAACCCTGTAATTGAATCTATCGCAGACCAATTCAAGTCACGTCAAAAAGCGTTCAGCGGCAAGAAGCCTTACAACAATTCACAAACTGGCAAGTATAGCAGCAACTGAGGTAATCATGTACGGAACCAAAACAGCTAAAGGCATGAAAGAGCAACTTGGCAAGAAAGGTGGCAAAAAAGGCACAGCATGTGGCAAGTATGCCAGCCGTAAGTAATGCCGCTGAAAAAAGGCTACAGCAAGAAAACCATCTCGCAGAATATTCGCACTGAGATGAAATCCGGAAAGCCACAGAAACAAGCTGTGGCTATTGCCTTATCTACGGCACGGAAAGCAAAGAAGAAAAGGAAATAGCATGAAGATTTGTGACGGTTGCCCATTCCCACGGCGCTGCGAACCTCAACAGCGTTGTATAGTCTATAAAATTGGTGCAGAGCCTGTTATTATGCCAGAGCCTACACCTGTGCCTGTGAAGACTACTAATGGCATTGGAATGACTGGTGCTATTAAGCAAACTATTAAAAAGAAAGCAAAAATTAAATGAAGATGCCAAAGTCAAAGCCAATTTATGCAAATCCGCGCCACGCTATGAACGCTGAAAGCACAGGCCCGTCCACGACTATCAAGGACTTTCCTGGCAAGATGCCAAAGCGCAAGCCAACTCGCCGAGTTGCTAATCAGTCTACAGGAAAGTTTGCAAGCGACTGATGTATACGAGAGTTATGATGCGGCCTAGAGGTTCACGCCGTAGGCCATTGGAACTAAGCAAGGAAGCCCAAGCGAGAGTGACGGGTTCAATTTCTGCATCTGCGGTGGTAGACGCTGCAAAAGCGGTTGAGTTTGGCACCTGTAAGGGGTGCGTAGCTAAGAAGATGTGCAAGGCGGCAGGTACTTGCATGTATGGGCAATCGAAGCCGAAGGAAAAAGCTAATGCCAAAAATGGATGACTATAAACTTAATAGCATTATTTCTTCGGAGATTACTGACGCGCTTAATCACTTTGACAGCGAGTTTTCTCAAGAGCGCATCCGCGCTATGGATTTCTACCTTGGTGAGCCATTTGGCAATGAGGTCGATGGCCGTTCTTCAGTAGTTAGCACAGAGGTCGCAGATACGGTCGAAGCTATTATGCCGAACCTGATGCGCGTCTTCACAGCAAATGACAAATATGTACGCTTTAGCCCACGCACGGCAGAGGACGTAGAACGTGCGGAGCAGGTCAGTGATTATGTAAACTACATCATTAATCACGATAATGAAGGCTACAAGATTATCTACAACTGGTTTAAGGATGCCCTGTTGTTCCGGCTGGGCGTTGTTAAGTATTTCTATGAGGAAGAAGAGAGTGTTACTGAAGAAGAATATAATGGCCTTACTGAAGATGAACTGGCTGTCTTACTGGCTAACCCAGATATTGAGGTGGTTGAGCAGCAAGAAACCGTTGTTAATTCGTACATGGAAGATGACGGAACGGTGGTGCCTCTTGAAAGTTCGTATGATTTGTCTGTGCGTGTTACGGAGCGTAAGGGCAAGATTAAGGTCATAAACGTACCGCCGGAAGAGTTCCTAGTTAATCGCCGTGCTACCAGCTTAGAAGACGCACACTTTGTCGCGCATAGAACAACTATGACGGTATCTGACTTAGTGGCTATGGGCTATGACCGCGAAGAAGTCGAGGCGTATGCTGGCACGTTTGATTTGGACACAGATGAAGAGCGTACGAATCGCTTCCAAGACTTAGAAGCAAATACAGGCACTGACGCGGCTGACCCGACATTGCGCGAGGTCGTGTACTACGAGTGCATTATGAAAGTTGACTATGACGGTGACGGTATTGCTGAACGCCGCCGTATTTGCGCCATTGGTAATGAAGGTACACACATCCTGCATAACGAGCCATTTGACCACGTTCCGTTTGCTGTTGTGTCGCCTATTTTGATGCCGCACCGCATGATTGGTCGTAGCATCTACGACATGACTGAAGACTTACAAGTAATTAAGTCAACATTGATGCGTCAGTATTTAGACAGCGTTTATACCAGCACACTTCCACGCATGGTTGCTGTTGAGGGTCAAGTCAATCTGGATGATTTGCTTGAGGGTACTGCTGGTGGAATTATCCGCGCTAGACAGCCTGGTATGGTTCAGCCTATCAGCGGGACGCCAGTAGGCGGCGAAGTTCGCCCATTGATGGATTACCTCGACAACATCAAAGAACAGCGCACAGGCATGAGCAAAGCCTCACAGGGCTTAGATGCAAATGCGTTGCAGTCAACGACAGCCAGCGCGATTAGTGCGACTGTTCGTGGCGCACAGGTAAAGCTGGAAAGCTATGCACGGACAATGGCTGAAACAGGCGTTAAATCGCTGTTTAAGGGCATCTTGCACTTAGTGACTAAGTACGATAACAAACCGCGCATCGTGCGTCTGCGTAACAACTTTGTGCCGATTGACCCGCGTGAATGGACAAGCGAATACGATGTCGTGGTACAGGTTGGGCTTGGCACGGCTGACGATGAGCAGAAGATTGCGTTTCTGACGCAGATTGCTGCAAAGCAGGAGCAAATCTTGATGCAGTTAGGGCCAAGCAATCCTATTGTTAGCATGTCTCAATATGTGAACACACTTCGTAGTATTGCTGAGATTGGTGGTTTTAAGGACGCTGATATGTTCTTCAATAGCCCACAGCAGATACAGATGATGCAACAGCAACAACAGCAACAGCCACCACAGCCTGACCCAGCGGTGGCTATGAAGCAACAGCAGATGGAAGCAGAACTGGCGCTGAAGCGTGAGAAGATGCAAGCCGATATTCAGCTAGAGCGTGAGCGCATGACGATGGAGATGGAACTACGCCGTCAGGAGTTGCAAGCCGAAGCTGAGTTGCGTATGGCGAAAGCTGTGACAGACGCACAAATCTCAACCAACCTACCGCGAGTGTAAAATGGCCAAGAAGATGAAAAACCAGAACCCACCACGCCGCGTAGAGATTCGCGGTCAAGACCACTTACTAGCCTACATCACACCAGATGAGGCACAGTTGCTTATGGACAATGGTGGTTCTGGCGAACCGGGGCCAATGGGTATACCGTCTTTCCCTGACTATGGCGGCGGTAGCGGCTTTGGTGATGACAGCGACGACCCACGCGGCGACAGAAGCACAGGCGGCTGGGATGGCGGTGGCAGAAGCGAAGATAGAGATGCCGCTGTAGCCGCCGCACAAGCAGAAATAGATAGAGCCGCGAGAGACGCTTCTATTGCCGCTGAGATAGCTAATCGTCAGGCATATGAAGCAACGATGCGTGGTATTAGCCCCGGTCAAGCTACCGCTATGTTTGGCAATGCACAAATGGCTGGAAGAGGCTTTACATCAGCTGACATCGACAGGATGCTTGGTAATGCAACTGTAAGCCGTGCAGCTTTGGCTGGAATATTGCCAGAATTACAAGCTAGAGCCAGACGCGGTGAGCAAATAAGCACACTAGCTGGCGCACTTAGCCCTGTTAGAACGGCTTTTACTGGCCTTCTTGGTAAACTTGGCGTCAATATGCCAGCAAGGACAACATCTTATGATGACTTAGCAACATTAATTAGTATGCCTGAATCTCGTATTCAACCTGGTGGTTTATTTAGCCCAGACGAAGTATTAGCCGCACCTACAGGCGGCGTAGGTGCATTTGGAACGCCAGCCAATTTATCGCAAGGTTACTTTGGCGGAGTGTCGTATACAGGTATGCCAAACGAAGATTACACAGGCCCGTTTGCAGACTTAGTAAATCCAGAACCAGATAGTATGGGTGGAGACCGCGATGTTATCCCACCACAAATAAACTCAATAACTGGAGAAGCAGAGTGCCAACTTGGTTACACATACGACAGTGAAATCGGCATGTGTATTAAAGACCGCCCAATTAGAACACCTGAGTTTAGACCAGGGCCAGCATATGCGAGAACAGGGCTTCTTGATGTTGCTCCTACTGGTGGTCTATTAGAGGATTTTGACAGACTCAATAGGCAATTCCAGTTGTCTTACGCTACAAGACCATCATATTACCAAGACCCATACAACTTACAAGGAATGAAAAGAATTTGATGAACGAAGGAAAAGCAAGGGAACAGATGGCTAGGGCTGAAAAGGCCCAAGCCGTTTTACGGAACGAAATATTCATAGAGAGTTTTGAGTATTTAGAGACAGAATTTACAAATGCTTGGAAGCAAAGCGCATTAGGAGACACAGAGGCCAGAGAGCGCCTGTATATGCTGTGCCAGAACTTAGAAGCATTGAAAGGATACATCCATAAGGTCGTTGAAGACGGCAAAATGGCAAAAGTTTCGCTAGATGAGTTGCATAAACGTCAACAATTTGAGAAAAGGAAATAATTATGTCCGACAATCCTAACGGAACCGGAGCTATTTCAATTAATGATGCAATTAGCCTTCTAAATACCCCCGAAGAGGATACGGTTGTAGAAGAGCGGCAGGGAGCAGTAGCTTCCGAACCAGTGGAGGCAGAGGCCGACATCACCGAAGAAGACACTCAGCTTGAGGCTGAATCTTACGAGGATGACGAGGATGATGCTTATGATGCTGAAGGGTCTGATGAAGAAGATGACTACGAGGACGAAGAAGAGGAACCTCAAGAGCGTCTCTACACAGTCAAAGTAGACGGTGAAGAGATAGAGGTCAGCCTTGACGAAGCCCTACAAGGTTATCAGAGGCAACAGGCTTTTACTAAGCGTAGTATGGAAATTGCGGAGCAACGCAAAGCTGCTGAACAAGAAGCCGCGCAAGCAAAGCAAGCCAGAGACTACTACGCACAGCAACTTGAAGTGCTGGCACAGCAGATTCAACAGACAATTCCACAGGAACCTGATTGGGTCTCATTAGCAAAAGAGGTGACGGCTGAAGAGTACAACGCCATTAGAGCAGAGTACGATAATCGGAAAGCCAACCTCTCAAAAGTGGAGCAAGAGCGACAGGCAATCGCTCAACAACAGGCCGCTGAACAAGAAAAGATGCTTCATGAGCATCTTAGAGCGCAACGGTCTGAAATGCTGAATCGCATCCCTCAGTGGAAGGATGATGATGTTAGGAATAAAGAGCGTCTTGAAGTAGTTGAGTACGCTCGTAACATCGGATTTAGCGAAGAAGAAGTTGCACAGGCCACAGACGCTAGGGCCGTGGAACTTCTGTACAAAGCGATGCAGTGGGACAATCTACAGCGTAAGAAACCCACGGCTAAGAAACGCACCAGAGAAGCTCCAAAGATGGCTAAAGCTGGACAGCCACGCACAAAGAAACAGGTTGCTAGTCGTTCACGGCAACAGTCTATGAACCGCCTCAATAAAGAGCGGTCTGTAGATGCAGCCGTATCATACCTAATGGGCAGATAGTCTTAGAAGGAGAAACCAAATGACTTACACGACCCAAACTGCCGTTGGTGAGCGCGAACAGCTTGCTGACGTAATCTATCGGATTGACCCCGATGAAACACCTATCTTCAGCGCACTGAAGAAGGAAACCTCAAACGGCATCTTCACTGAATGGCAAGTACAAGAACTTGCTTCTGCAAGTGCCACCAACTACGCAACGGAAGGCGCAGACGCCAGCATCGTTGCTCCAACAGCAACCGTCCGCCTTGGTAACTACCACCAAATTTCGGTCAAAGCAGTAGCTGTATCAAAGACCCTTGATGCAGTTGAAAAAGCTGGCCGTGACCGTGAAGTAGCCTACCAGAAGGTGTTGAAATCATTGGAACTTCGCCGTGACATCGAAAAAGCTATCGGTGACACAGACGTTGCTCGTAGTGGTTCTGACCCTCGTAAATCAGCATCATTGTCATGCTGGATTACAAACGGTTCAGTAGGTGCCGCTGGTACTTTCGCCGCTGGCGTAGGTACAGACACCATCACTGCTGGTACTGCCCGTGCGTTGACACTTGCCCTCATTGAAGACGGCATGCAAGACGCTTGGACAGACGGCGGCAATCCGAAGATGATGGTTGCATCGGCCACTAACCGTGCAAACTTCTCTGACTTGTCAGCTTCTGGCAACTTGGTTAGCAACGATGTCAACATGACAGCCGCTAAAGAAGTTACCTACGTTGGTTCGACATCAGTCTTCTTGACTGACTTCGGCACCATCGAAGTAGCTCCTTCACGGTTCCTGTCAAATGACCGCATCTTCCTGATTGACCCAGACTTCGCTTCTCTTGCGACCATCAATGGCCGTAACTTTGCTGAGAACGAAATCGCGCCAACAGGTGACGCCGAGAAGTTCCAGATTGTGACTGAGTGGGCTTTGAAAGTACAAGCTCCAAAAGCACACGCTGGTATCTTCGACTTGTCAGGTGCCTAAGTAACATAGAGGGGGCGGTTCGCCGCCCCTTCTTCTTTTAAGGGAAAAACATGAAGAGATTACTTTCTAAAGATGCCAATACAGGCAAAGAGATTTATCTAAATCAAGGCTCTGACGGTTCTACTGTCATTGAGACTACCCAGAAGTTCGATAATCTACTGAAGATTAACAAGCAAATGAGTGACGACTGGCGCTATGGTAATTTACGAGGCACCCAGCGTCATATGCAACATGTGGCAGAAATACCGAATGTAGTGTATCATCACCTACTAGAAAAGCTGGGCAAGCCTAGCGAGAACCCAAAGGCTTGGAAGGCGTGGCTGAATAGCAACGAGAACCGGGCGTTTAGAACAGGCGGCGGTAACATCTAATGGCTATAGCAACTTACTCCGATTTACAGACATCTATAGCAAACTTTTTAGCTCGTGATGATTTAACAAATCAGATACCAGATTTTATTACGCTGGCAGAAAGTAGGATTAATCGTGAGCTTGAGACACGCGAACAAGAAAAGCGGTCTCAGTCTATTTTAACTCCTGGTGACGAGTATGTAGCGTTGCCAACAGATTTGCGTGAGGTACGCGAAGTTAAGTTGCTTACAAGCCCTTTAACAATACTTGATTACGCATCTCCTACTGGTTTGGATTCGCAGTATTCCAGCAACGGTTTGGGCAAGCCAAAAGGATATAGTATAGTCGGTAAAGAGATAAAGTTTCGCCCAATACCAGATAGCGCATATACGGCTGAAATTGTTTACATTGGTTCTGTAGACGCATTGTCTGCTGTATCAACTCCGATATTGTTTACACGTTCTCCTGATGTTTATTTATATGGCGCTTTAACAGAAGCCTATATGTATTTATTAGATGAAGTTAGGGCTGCTCAGTATGATGAAAAGTTTACTCGTGCTATAAATGAAGTGCGACTGGACGAAGAGCGTTCACATTACGGCACTGGGCCATTAACCACAAAATCTGTCTATATGAGGCAGAACGTAACAGCGGAGAAATAAGTTATGTCTGCAATGTCTGATTATCTGGAGAATGAAATTCTCGACCACATTTTAGGAACAGGCGCATATTCGTCACCAACAGCGGTTTATGTGGGGTTATCTATTGCGTCATTTAATGATGACAATAGCGGAACAGAATTGACTGGAAATGGATACGCTAGAGTGGCGGCTACATTCTCCGCGGCTGCATCTGGCACTGCAAGCAGCAATGCTGCTGTTGAGTTTCCAGCGGCTACAGGAAGCTGGGGTACAGTAAGTCATTTTGGTATATTTGACGCAAGCACATCTGGGAATCTGCTAATTCATGGTGCGTTTACTGCTAGTAAAGTTATCGCTACTGGCGATATTCTTCGTATTGCATCTGGTGATTTAGATATCTCAGCAGACTAAGGAGTACAGCCTTGGCTACGCTAGAGGAACTTGATAGCTGGGGTACGCTTGAGCAGCTAGATACATTTGGCAACCTTGACCAGCTAGACGCGCTTGGCTTTACAAACGCTATTGCTGCGGCTTCTGCGGCTCTCACAGCGGCTTCTTCACCGATTGTAATAGTTTCAGCCTCTAGCTCAGTAAACGCCGTTATAACGCAATCTAGCGCGATTGAAGTTATAAAGTTATTTTTTGGCACTGCAAGCACTGCTATTACGGTGTCTTCCAGCACATCTGTTATTAAGGCTTTAGCTGCCGCAATTAACATTGCAATAACACAGGTTACCGCCGCTCAAAGCGTTCAAAATGTAACAGCCTCACCTAATATTCGCATTACAGTTACATCAACGGCAAATTCTGTTGTTTACGGTTCCATATCAGCTACCGTGCAAATGACTGCATCAGGTAATGTTGTAGCTACACTTAGTGGTGCATCTTCTGTAGCTTTACAAAATATAGTATCATCTACAGCCAAAATATTAGGCGAAGACTGGTCTTTGGTTGCTCTAGGCTCAGAAATATGGTCGTTACAATCTGTAGGCTCTGAAACATGGTCTGATATACCGGATGGTGGTGAAATATGGGCTGACGTAGCAGTTGGTTCTGAGGTATGGTCTAACGCCACAACTGGCAGTGAGGTTTGGTACATACAATGATTAATTTTGGCCCTTGGCTTCCAGACCAAGCTGATTTTAGTAATCCTGGTCTTACAACAGCTACAAATGTTGTGCCGTTTGTCGGTGGCTACAGGTCGTTCCCACAGCCATCTGCTTATAGTGGCTCTGCTACAGCGACTATACGCGGTATATTCCCATCTAAAAACACATCTGGCTCTGCGTTTTTATTCGCTGGTGACGCTGGTAAATTATACAAATTTAATGCAGCAACAGCCGCGCTTGATGATGTAAGTAAAGTCGGTGGGTACACCCTTACTGGAAACCAGCGTTGGAAATTTGCACAGTTTGGAGAGGTTGTGCTTGCCACTGGTGGGATTACTTCAAACCCACAAAAGTTTGACTTAACGACAGACACAATATTTTCTGATTTAGCTGGTTCACCTCCAACTGCTAATCACATTGCTATTGTGCGTGATTTTGTGTGGCTTGCTGATGTAAACACAGGTTCTGGCAGAGTGCCGTACCGTGTTTATTGGTCTGGCTTTAACGATGCAGAAAGCTGGACTGCTGGCACCGCACAAAGCGATTTTCAAGACATTGTTGATGCAGGTCATATTAGCGGTATCGTTGGCGGCGAATACTGCACAATACTAATGGAACGTGCGATTGTCAGAGCCACATACACAGGGCCACCCTTGATATGGCAGTTTGACAAAGTTGAAACTCAACGTGGCTGTAAAGTGCCAAACAGCATCTGTCACATAGGCTCATTAATATTTTATTTAAGTGACGATGGTTTTTATGCGTTTGATGGTCAGCGGTCTACAGCTATTGGTAACGAAAAAGTAGACGATTTTTTCAATAAAGATTTTAACTCTGGCTTTGCTGGAAATATGACTGCTGGCGTTGACCCAGTAAACAAACTGGCGTTCTGGTGCTATGCAAGTGTTGACAGCATTGATGGTAGCAACGACAAGGTTCTGGTTTATAATTACGAGATTGGTCGTTGGTCTTTACTTGAGACTGCTATTGATTACATTGCACCATTCTTTAGCGCTGCTTACACAGTTGATGCTTTAGACACTCTCTCTGCAACGATTGATGCGTTTACCATCCAGACAGACAG